CTACCTTTTATAATCTCTTATCCACGCCCCATCAGAACCAACATAGTATTGACCAATCCATTTATTGACCGCCATCGCCCCATTACCTTCTAAATAATAGTCTTTATCTTTATGCTTAATCCACGCATTTGAAACCATATCACCCTGGAGTTTAAAATAGTACCACTTGCCATCAATATTTTGCCAATCCGTTAGCATCGCGCCGCTACTAGGATTGAAATAATACCATTTATCGCCGAGCTTTTTCCAGCCAGTAGCCATAGCACACTCTGTACCATCACCTGCTTTGTTTAGATAATACCACTTACCAGCCAATTCAACCCATCCTGTAATGGCATAACCATTTGAATCAAAGTAATACCACTCGCCATTGATGCTTTGCCACTTACTGGCTGGCCAGCTTCCATCATTGTTACGATACCACCACCCAGTAGAATCTTTAATCCATGCCGCCTTTTGCTGTGGTTGTGGATACTCTATTGCACAATAACCATCAATTAGGCTATCGCTTCGGCTATAAGTCTTTTGCTTAACCGTTCCACCATTTCTATCACCATAGTTAGCTGATGTGTTCCCCTCCATCGCTGTGATGTGGGTAGCAGTTACAGCAATTACTCGCCCTATGTGAGACTGCTTGAATACCACAAGATATCCGACCTTTGGTGTCTTAACATACTTACCTTTTTTCTTAAAGGCTTCTCGTGTGCTAAAGACGTTGTAAGCAACATAAGTGGCTTTCGTCATGCAAAAGTTTTCTAATGCTTTAGCAAGACCAAGAGCTGTGTACTCTATCCAAAATTGAAAAGTTCCGCACCATGCTTGACCTTGACATCCCATTAGTCCTAGGTTATTTATATCTCTAGCATACTTAGTGTAATTGTTGTATCCAGCATTACCATTCTTACTATCAAGGTTGCTGTTAGAAGCCTTTTCTTGATAACCGTCTTCTGCTTTAAGTTTTGCTAATAATCCGTCAATATTCGCCATATATCATCCTTCCTTGTAATCGTTGTCTAATTCACTAGAGTTTTCTTTATCCCTTATCTGCATGAATACTTCTTTTAAGCGTTTTGGTAGTGGAATAAACTCACTTGCATTTTCCAAAAAGCTAATTCCTTCATTGGCGATATAAAACATAATTACCATTTCCCTAATTGGTACAGTATCACCTATTACCTTACTAATTGTTACTGCTACCCCGATAACAACAAGAATCAAAACTTTTTTAAACAATCCAATGAAACCAATTTTACTGCTTACCGTTTTCGTAATTATTGCTTTTGCTACGCCTGTCAAGTAATCGATTACTATAAGTGTTAATAGTACTTTTAATAATGTGTCTCCTCCCCCTAAAAATTTAACCACCATTCCGCCAATTAGCGCAATTGTCACACTGACTGTATTAAATAATTTTTCCATTTTTTCTCCTCTAATTAAGCTTCGTCATTTGTATCTCGAATAAACTGCCTGCATTATCTATCATCCTCAGTCGCCCTGTTACATCAAAATACAAATATGCTGCATTGTGCCCTGCATTGTCAAAGGCAAGACCTGCACGAACATTGCTATTTTCATTATAAGGTGCTTGAATAAGCAATCTTGAATCTGACCATGAATTTGCATTTACTCCCACAGAACCTTTCATTATTTGCTGTCCTGTGAAAACATTTGTACCTTGTTCTGCTACCACTTTACTCCAAGCGCCCCAAGAACCAGCGTATTTACCACGGCACCACACACCACGTTCATCTGAGTATAGTTGCGTGCCAAAGCTCATATCACCATTATTGTTGGCTATTATAAAACCACGTTTACCCACACCATCAACTGGACTTACACCACTTGTGGTATATACTGTGGTTCTAAGCGGAAAGCCTAATTTATCAGCAGACGCTTGTGTTTCCAGGAAGATAGAGCCATAAACTTCGTCTATTGTCATTATATTTTTCAGGACATCTTCAAACATTTCAACTCCTGCTGGTAATTGAATGAATCTAGCAAGCTCAAGCTGATATACTTCACCACCATTATCCAAGTCCTCTTGTACTAGTATCGGATAATTTTCTTCTTTTTTTATAAGTTCTATTCGCCCTTGTAAAAAATCATCTTCGGTATTTGTTCGCTTCAAATCCATTGTATAGACTAGCGAACAATAATATCTGCCATGCGTGATACTGTCAATCGAAAACGTCGTATCTCCCTCTACTCTTAGCAATCTTCCATAAATATAAAAATAACCATCCGATATAGTAATAGTATTTGATGCAAATGTAATTTTACATCCCCTCGAACGCCCAACATCTCCTCCAACTGCTACGTTATTGGAATGGGCATCATCCTCTGCTCTTATAAATTGTTTATCAAATGTTACTGGTCTTATCATTGTACTGACCTCCTTACTAGTTCCCTATTATCAATAGTTAGTGTACTAAATGTTTTAACCCTAAGTCTGCATATCAACTTATTATCTTTGACGAATAAAGGACATTGAAAAGTTTCCACATGCGGCCATCCGCTGCTTTGTGACTGTGTATCCACTCTGCCGTAAAAATCGCAAGGTGTGTCTTCTATTACTAATGAGTTGTCCGAAAAATCCAACAAAGTTGTGAGCGGTGGAATCTCAACACCAGATGCACTCGTTGAAAAACCAGCACTCAAAACTATGGAACGAGCATGGCTTATATAAAAGGCATTGGAAGTGCTAAAAACATTGCTCTGAATAGCTTTTAACGTTTTATACATTACAAAATATGGCTGCATATTTATCACCCGTATATCTTCGTCAATTACATGCAGTCGTGACCATATCTGCGACCCTACCAGTGCATCTAAAGCATATCCTGCTGTTGTTGTTGTCGTATTGTTGACAATCATGTTCTTAGTGACCATTGATGCAACTATATTTTCGATAGTTATATCAAACTCTGTAATGCCTGTCAGCGTTTGAATAAACCTTGCAAACTCTAGCTGGTAAACTTCCCCGCCATCGTCAAGATTTTCTTTTATCAAAGCAGGATAATCATTGTCTGCCTTAACTATTTCGAACTTGCCTTGCGAAAAACCTTCTTCAGTATTGATTCTTGATAAATCTATTGTGTAAACCAAAATACAATACCTTATACCACTTGAAATACCATCAATACCAATGTTTTCTTCGCCGTCAATAGCAACCCATCTGCCAAAAGCACAAAAATAACCATTAGAGATTGTTATGTTGTCTGAGGTGTGAGTAATGTTGCACCCTTTAGTTGTTCCACTTTCTCCACTCATCAGTACATTCCTAATATGTGCGTCATCTTCGCTTTTTACCATCTGTAAATGAAATGTAATTGGTCTAATCAATTCAATATCCTCCTTAATTTTTCCGTTAAAATTCTATTCAGCTTGCCTAACTTTACAAACACCTCTCTACTATCACTAGATGTCGATACCTTGGTTATGATACTATCGAATATCCGCTTGTCACTAATCATTACTCGTACAAGTCTACCAATATAAAGGTTTTTCTTTTCAATAATTTTACTACTATCGCTAACATTGAACTCGACACTATGTTCATAGGCATTTGCCTTTAACTTATTGCCGACCTCCTCATACACTGCTGCTAGGCTGTTACTTTCAATAAATACAGTGTCCGAATTCCCTTGAATTCTTAATGGGTCGGCAGAATTTTCCGATATCTCGCCAGTTTCAATTAGATAGTATTTTTTTTGATCATAATTCGCTCCATGTTTCCAAATAACTACCAACTTAGCCAAAACATTGTCAGTGAAAGATTCTTTATATTTTGATATGTCACTCAACGACGTATCAATCAACACCGGTCTTAATTCTCGTTTTTCGATTATAATTAATAATTCGCCATTGCCAAAATGATAATCTAAAAAGACACTATCAGTTTCTCTTATCAAAACAAGGTAGTCTTTGAGGTTAAATATATTGTTGTTTGATGTTGGTTTTATTAATGATACTGTGTGGGTATTAACTACAACTTTGATGTATTTCATATCCGTAAATATATCACCGCTACTTTTGAATTGATTAACTATAGTTGTTGCAATAAAATCCTCAATTCCTATTTCGGCTATTACATAGTCATGTGTTAATATAATATTCTGAGCAAATAGGTTTTCCATCTCGCCAATAGTAACTTTATACTCTTTCGCTCCACCAGCATTTACACCCATTTTAATGATTCCACAAAACACTGTGGTATTGTTATCTCGGATAATGGCAAAATCACCTTTTTGCACATTACCCTTTGTTACGGTCGCAGTGCTTATTCCTCCAGAACTTAAATCGGTTTCTATCTTGTAGTTTGCAACAGGGTAAACGCCTTTCCTCTTAAATGTTTGTCTATCTATTATATCTATTGTTCTCATTTTTACACCGCCCTATAATATCTAAATGTGTACAGGGCAACAAATGAGCTATCAGCATCATTTTTTCTAAATCTGATATTGTAGAATCCTCGTGGAACTTTAAAGAAAAGTTGTTGTCTTAAATCTACAAAACTATCAATAATATTTGTTTCATTCCCGTTTCTATCAACTTTCACAATGTACAAATCATCATCAATTGAACTATACCTAATCCTCTCTCCATTAGCCAAAAAATCCGTCAGTCGTAAACTGAATATCTCGTTGTTCGCGCTGTCATGTATGTCAATCGTAGGATTTTGTGCTGCGCCATGGTATTCAAACATTATGGCAGCTTCTGCTTGTCCATCATTGTTAAACCCTATTTCAGAACGACTGGAATCGTTGTATCGTGCCGGTATCTGATAAGGATAAAACATCCCACTCGCGTCAGCTTGAATGATGTATTTATCTTGGTTTTTCTTATAATAAAGGGTTTCAAAATATAACTCTATTGGACATTTCAAGATGCTATCTTTGTTGTCAATTTCACCTTTTTTAATTCCGCCAACCTCAACCCCTCGTAAATATTGTTCGTTTACTTTGGGTTCGTAGACTAGTTCGAGTTTTTCAGAAGCTAAAACATAGTCCGTAAATACTCTGTATTTGTCATAATGATTAGGTTTCATAAAATTAATCATTCCATCAAACTTCTGTTGTTTAACAACTTTTTTCGATGTTCTAAATGTGTCTCCTATCAAAATGAAATCTAGTTCGTTTTCAAAACCTAACCCTACCGGGTCGGTTAAAATACAGTCTCGGTCGTTTAGCCCAAACTGCACCCCTTTTTCATTTCTCAAATAAAACTTTCTCATACTACCTCCTATCCAAGAGCCTCCCCCAGTTGTTCATTGATTGCTTGCGTGATTTCTTCAATATTGTCCATATCCATTGATTGGACGTGTATTGTTATCCCACCAACGTTAACCATTTGATTCGTTGTATTTGTCGTGTTAGTAACTGGTATGGCATGATTAACAGCATTGATTACACCCGCACCATAAGCCGAAAATTCCGAACTGCTGATAATTCCCGCTAGTGCTTTGGCTTTCCCCTCTGCTTGTTTGGCTATCTCGTCAAATGCTTTTGATAACTCATCCACCAGTCCACCAACAATGGCCGCTCCCCCCGTTGATAATGTTGTGTTTGCCGCTGTTACTGCTGCAGATGTCAAAGTTACAACATTTGCTTGAAGCGATATACCTAATTCCCGCGCACTTGTTTCATACTCAATTGCTGCCTCTTTAATGGATGCATTGGCCTCTGCTGTTAATTTTCTAATCTCCGCGTTTGTTTCAGAAAGTAGTCCCGCATTTTCTTTTGTCGCTTGTTGTTTTGCTAGTCTATTCTTTTCTTCCCATAACTTAACATAATCATTTAATTGCTCCGCTGTTAATGTATTCAGTGCTTCAAGGTCAGCTTTTGCCGCGGGTCCCATTTCTTGCAATTCTTCTAGTAGCGAGCCTGTCAAACCACGTTTTTCAAGCTGTTCTAATATCGTGGCCCAATTTTGCAGTCCTTCTACTTGTGTGGCGAGATTATATAATAACTTCTCACCAGAGTTCTCCGTCTTGCTATTAAACTCATCAAACAGGTTAGTTGATTTCATGATAGCATCTTGTCTACTCTTAACCGAATCATGATATGCAAGTGTTAAATCTGCTACAGAGTTTTTTAGTTCGTTGTTGACGTGAACTACTTTTACTTTGTAATTTTCTTCTAAGTCTCGTAACCGTTCTTTTTGTGACTTTTGTACTTTGTAAAGATTTTCTTGTGCTTTTAAATATTCATCAGAGCCCTTTTTTGCTACCGCTAGATATTTTTGCCAAAAAGATATCTCATCGGTTAGCGTTACTTTGTCAAGTGCTTGTTGATGAGCTAAATTGTTTTCCATGTCTTTAAGGCGCTGTCTTAGAATATCTTCTTGAACTTTTTGAAGCTCCATTTGGGCTTGCTTGTAGCCTGGTAAACTTTCTTTTGATTGGTAATATGTCATATAATGGAGGTTGTCAACCACCTCTTTCCAATAAGTTTCTTGTTGTTTCAACGAAATATTAGCCATTGACTGCATATCATTAAGATTTCTTTTAGCTTCCGTCATAAATGCTCTAGCATATTCCTCAGGCCCTCGCACGATAGTTTCGCCACTATTATTAAGCCCTTTATGAATTGCTTCTCCTACCGTTGAACTTATCGTGCTTTTCATTGTGTCGATAGACGTTTTAACCAACTCATTAACTGCTGCACTTACTATTGGTGTTGACCTTTTAAATCCTTGTGCGTATCCTTGTCCACCATAAACACCTAGCTTTGTAAACTCTTTAGCTGGCGAAGCAGATTTTTGTGTTGTTGCCACTGCCGCCATTGCCGCACGAACCATTGACGTCGCTGCCGCTGCCGCTGCACTCACCTTCGCTGAAATACCATTTGCGAATCCTTGCCCAGCATCGTTACCTAATGCAACAAACGTTCCATAGTAACCACTAATTGCCGATACTCCAGCTTGTGCTGCCGTTCTTGCCGCTCGCGCCACACTCTCTGCATTGTCACTCATTCCTTGCGCTGTAGCAACCATTAAATTTTTACCGCGATTAGAATATTCTATTTCTATACTAGCAACCGCTCCAACCGCAGCCTTTACTGCTGCCACCGCGGAACTATCTACACTCTTAGCGTTACTATCAATGCCGCTCACGACACCTTGTGTATAAACGGCTCCTGCTTTTTTGCCATCTTCTCCAGCTCTTGGAATTTTTAACAACTCATTTATTTTAGTCGCTGAAGTCTTAACCGCGGCGCCGCCGCTAACTATTCCCTGTGCTAATTCTTGTGGTATTCGAGCACCCGCATTTTGTGCATCAGATATTGCCTGTTCATTTGTTTCTCTAACCGTCGCTGGAATCTTCGCAAGATTCGTAATCACTGTGTCCACCACTCCATCGAAGGAACTTGGCAATTTACTCGTATCAACCGCTAGACTGTTTTCTATTTTAGATACTTCTGTGTCAATCGCTCTAGCTACGCCCTCTAACTCAGATGCAATAGGATCCTTTAGATTTAATGCGTCCGCCCATGTTTTTGCCAGTTTCTCAAAACTACCATCGTTCTTTTCTAATGCTTCGACAAGTGTCTTGACCGCATTAGCACCCTTTGGACCCAGATTGATTAACTCGTCCATCAATTCGCTTGTCATACCCCGCCCAGTCTCTTTACTTATGGTTAGCATGTTGTCTTTCCACTCTGTTAGTCCTGCTATTTGGCTATCAAGATTTTTTTGCATTTCTGCAGCGGTTATTTTTTGCCCTCCGCTAAATTCATCAAATGCTGTTATCGAATTGTCAACGCTGTCACGGATAGACTTGTGCATCTCTTCATATCGCTTTTGTATTGATTCTGTCGCTTCTTTTATTTCTGCTGCTGTCAGTCCAGATTGTTCTCCTAGCTCAGCGGTTGATTTTGTCGCCTCATTCTCTTTGCCTATTACTCCTTCTAATACTTCGCGTTTTATTTCTAATTCCACGTTTGTTTCTTCAATTGTCGCAGTAGCTTCTTCTTGGGCTTTTGTTGCGTCTGCTAGAGCAGATTCATAATCAGCCATTGAATAGACGTTTCGTTCTAAAGCATTAGCGCCATTTTCCATCTCCTCCCTGGTAACACTGTATTTCTTTGCGATGTTATCTATAGTTTTTTCATATTGCGCGTACGATTCTGCCGAATCGTAAGTAGCAGACATTTGCACTGCTAGCATTTCATTGTATGCGTTCGTTATTGCTATCGCCTTTTCGGTGCTTGTGTTTATTGCATCTTGTGCTGCTTCCTTTTGCACCCCTGCTTCTGCTAGTTGCACTTGCGCTTCTGCTTGTTTTCTATACAGTTCTGTTAATTGTTCCTCGATGACTGCCTGCTTTGCCTTTTCTTGCATGGTGATAATGTAATTATCTGTAATTTTTTTACCTTGTTTTATTAATCCGTTTTGCTCATCAATTTCAAGATTTAATTCGGGCATAACTGCGTTAAGTTCTTTAACCAACGACGCCATTTCACCTTTTATTGCATTTGCTTCGCCTGTGGTGTGTATTTCATTTCTTAACGCAGAATCTAACTCATAAAGTCTTTCGGTCATATTTTGATAAGCTATGTACTGTGCCTGTGTACTATTAGCGTTGTCGTTAAAGGCTTGCTCTTGTTCTGCTATACTGTTCCTTAGTTCTTTGGCTTCCTTGGCTAGATTACGTGCCTCGCTTGCCATGTTCGCACTTTCGGTAGTCGCTATTCTGCCACTCGCCGCCAATGTTCCTAGTGCTACAACAACGCCTGCAATCGCTGCCGCAACTAAAACAAAAGGATTTGAAAGCATGGTAATATTCAAGACTTTCATTACTTCGATAACTTTCTTTGCTATCATTAACGCTGCCAAACCGCCCGCTAGTAAACCTAATGATGTCGTTAGCCCTGTGATTGCTGCTACTAACCATGGATTTTCTCTTACCATGCTTGTTGCCCAATCGGTTAAGTTTGTACCTGCTTCAACGGCCTTTGAAAATGATGGTGTCAATTCGTCACCAATTGCAATTTTTAGCAAATTAACAGAATTTCTTAGAAGTTGCTGTTTGCTTTCTAGTGTTCCGTATCTTAATGCCGCCTCTTCTGTTAAGGCGGTGTTTTCTTTCCAAGCTACATCTGCTGTCGTGATGGACTCTGTTAGAACGTCTGATGCTAGTCCCAGAGACTTAAGCATATTGGCTTGTCTTATCCCCGATAAGCCCATTTCGTCTAGCACTAATGTTGCGCTCTCGCCTTTTTCGCCTAATTCTCCTAATCCACCAATAAATGCTTGCACGGCGGTTATTGCATCGCCCTCCCATACTTGCGTAAATTGTTCGGAACTCATGCCCGATATTCTTGCAAATTCGTCAAGTTCTTTAGTTCCTCCTGCCACTGCCTTTTCCATCGCTGTAAAAGTTTGTGTCATGGCTGTTCCGCCAGCTTCTGCTTGAATACCCACGCTTGACATTGCCGTAGATAGGGCAACAATATTAGCTTCACTCATGCCTGCTAGTTTTCCTGCCGATGCTAGATTGGTCGCCATGTTAGTTATGTCTGCTTCTGTTGTAGCAAAATTATTACCCATCGCAACAATAACGGAACCTAGACGTTCATAATTATCTGCGGATGTTCCGACAATATTAGCAAACTTAGCTATCTTTACTGCTGCATCTTCTGCTGTTAGATTTGTAGTAACGCCCAAATTCGTCATTACTTCTGTAAACTTTAAAACATCATCGGTTTTGATACCTAATTGCCCTGCGGCTTCTGCAACTGCTGCTAATTCGGTAGTGCCTGCTGGGATAACTGTGGATATCTCCTTGATGCCGTCAGAAATAGCTTGTAGCTGTGCATCAGTACCGTCTACGGTCTTGTAAACACCAGTTATAGCACTTTCAAACTCGATTGACGCATTAGCACATTCCTTTAAAGCTTCGACGGCTTCTTTTAATCCTTTGGCAACTCCTGCCGTAACTAAGGCTTGTCCTAGTGCCTGTATCGCTTGCTCGGTCTGGCCAACGCTTTCTGATGCGTTCTTGCTTTTCTTCCCAAACTCGTCAATAGATGTTGCACACTTATCCGCAGACGTACTCGCCTCACGCATATATTCAGCATTCTTTTTCAATGCGTTATCTGTCTGGGTAACTTCCTTATTGGCTATATTAAGGCTTTTCTCCCAATCTTTAACCTTATTGCTTGCTTTTTCGTATGTATCTTCGCTTTTTTCTAGTTCTTTGACTAATCTAGCTACTTCTTGCTCTTGTTCTTTAATTTCTTCTGTCGTGGAATCAGACGAATCCTCCATCGCTTTCATTGCCTTGACTGCATCTTCGTGAGCTTTTTTTAGTTCATCAACTTTATTTCCTACTTTTTCGTAGTTACTCTTTGCATTTTCCAGTCCTGCATTTACTTCTACTACTTTTTGCTTTTGTGTTTCCAATATCTTACTTAAAGATGTATGCTTTGTTGTCAATGCCGTTAAAGTGTTGGCTTGTCCGTCAAATGCTTCCTTGGTTGCAGCCATTTCAGATTTTAAAACACCTAATTCTTTGTTTATTCCTGTTATTGCTGTTCTGAACTCTTTTTCACCCTCTAGGGCAATGCCTGCTGATATCTTCTTGACTGCCACAGTATTCTCCCTCCTATAGCTTTTATATACACAAAAAGACACCCTTTCGAGTGTCTTCTTGTTACTTACTTGTTATTTACTTACTAATTGTTTTACTAGTGTCTCCCTCAATACTTCCGAAAAATTTATCCCGTTATCTGTTGCGAGTTTATTAAGCCACGATGGAATCGTTAATGTTTTCTTTACCGCCTTAGTTTCCTTGTACATATCAACTTCACTAGAGACCAATGAAACAAACCCGCTTTTTGCACTTATCGCCTTAATGCTAGATGCCTTGGCTGGTAATTCCTCCTCTTCTAACAATACAGCTAGATATCCGCCCAACGCCTCTTCTGCTTGTACAAGTGCATCCTCTACAGTCTCTCCATAAGTCAAACAGCCTTGCAAATCTGGGAATTCTACAATGTAGTTCCCCGCTTCCTCTGTAAAAATTGCTGGATATACAAATTTCATCTTCTTTTCCTCCTATCTATTTTGCACTAGCAGGACTATTTAAGCCCCGCTTGTTTAAGGATTTTATTCAGTAGTCCAGTTGGAACATCTTTGTTATGTATTGGAATAACTATTATCTTGCCATTCTTTCTCAGAATATGATGACTGCCGTTTATTCTTTTCAGCTCCCAACCATTTTGTTTTGCCAGTTTCAACAAATCTTTGTCTTTCATGTCCTACCTCCTTTACAATACAATTGTAACACGTGCCACACGTGTTGTCAACGCTTTTAGAAAGAAAGTTTTCTATATTTTATATGTATATATTTTTCATTGAAATATACTCATTATTTATATTCAATCTAATAACCCACCTTTTCAGATGGGTTATAGTAAATCCGATATGTCTCCTACCTTTTCGCTAGGTTTATTCATTTCCATAAATTCTTTTAAAAGTTTAATGTACTTCTTAATCGTCAATTTCAACGTTTCTTTTTCTGTATAGTTTAATAGTTTCTTCATTTGTACAATACAGCGGAGGACGTTTAATTGTCCGTCTCTCCGCTCACTTGGTTTGGGTCTTCAATCTCTAAATCTTCTTTATCTGGTAGCCCTGTGTTCCAAACACTTAAAATCTCTAAATTATTTTTATACATCTCGTGTGCTTGCAAATTTTCTAAGAGATACTTTTCTGTAACTTTTTTATCGTTACACAAAATAGGGTATAGCTTTTTAATTGTATCCACTTCTGCTCCTGCTTTAAATAGACTATTAATGACCTCAGGTCCCGCCTTTTCAAACTTTTCTTGTGCTTTTGCAATCGTTCCTAGATTAAAGATAAACGGGAATTTCTCCCCGCCTATCGTTAGTTCTCCGCCTTTTGGCTCTATTGTATAATCTTTCATTTGCCTCCTCCTATGGAGCTACTGTGATAGATGCCTTTCCATTAAGCCATGTTAGCGCTGCCGCCTCTGTAGCAAATTCAACTTCTTCTTTCCAAATACCATTATCATCTGAATAGAATGCTCCTTCGATGGTGGGCGTCTGAAAATCAACCGTTTCGCCTTTTGTCTGGTTGTCATCAGAAGGCTCGCTAAACTGTACCTTTGGATAGTATTTTCCAACCCACCCTAGCTTGTTATCTTTTTTCGTCTGCCCAATAAATCCAAATCCTACATAAGGCGCAACATCGTCTTTATGCGAAATCATGCCGTCCTCTACTGAATATTCATGCCCTAGTAAATCAGCTTGAACTTCTAGTGATAGATGGTCAGTATTCACATTCATTGTTGACCCTTCTGTAAAACCAGTGTCGCTTTCTGCAACTACGTTATCTGCAAACAATTTTGTGCTGTTCGAATTGGCGGTTACATTTACTGTAATAGCCCTCCCCATTACCTTGCCTTCTGATTTTCCTTGTACCTTGTAAACTGGATGTGACACTCCTACTTTTGCCATTTTTAAATTCCTCCTATAATTTATTTTATGATAACAATAGGCTTCCTTTTTACCTATCGTTTATAAGAAAGCATTCTATGCTATCTTTCTTCAGTTGTCTGGCATTCAAAAACTAAATGCCGTATGCTATTATCTTTTTCTGTTAGATTAGTGATTGCTGGACAGGTAAAACCTGCTTTTAACAGTGCCTCCCTTATTTTTCTCCTGTCAAATAAATAATTTTCTTTAAGTGGTAGAAAATAGTGTATTTGCATATCCACTAAAACACAACTTGGCTCATTGTCTGCAAACCATGTACCTCTATCACCCGCGTAGTTGAAAGTGATATATCTCTTTTCCTTTCCCTTGTATATATCGGGTTCTACTGGATACCCAAACTCTGATAATGCGTTAATAATCACACTACTTGTACTCATTCTCCTACTACCTCATTAAATACTTCTTCCATTACTTTCAATACTTCTCCCTCACAAGAATTAACTGCAGAGGCAATAACTGGTGTTGCATGTTGCTTGCTCGTTCCGTATTCAAGGTATACGGCTTTTTCGGCGTTTCTAACCCCTCTGGCATCTGTTCCACTTGGAAATACTACGCCAAAATAACCGTAAGCGTTTTCTGTCGCTTTCTTAATTTTCACCGACCCAGCGAGAGCTGCAGTTATTCTGTGTTTGCTATAAGCACCTTGCAATGCTCGTTGTAAAACTGGTAACGCTGCGTCAACCATTTGAGGGGCATATACGTCAACATTACCCAGCTCCTCCAATTGGTTCATAAATTCATCTGAAAAATCAAAATCAAATACCCCCATGCTCTCTCACCTCGCAATCTAATGATATGGTATTCCCTTTGTATTTGCGAAACGTCCTTCTGACATCGTAAATTGTGCCGCTTGCTTCATCAACTAAGAACTTTTGATTGTCATAATTACAATCCATAATCTCGACTGATACCACAGCATTGTAACCATTTTGATTAGCTAAGATGGTTGCATTTCGAGATAAGTCTTGAAAGTCAGCAGGGATACTGTCCATATAAGTTATTTCATCTGTTCCGAAACCATCTGCGTCTACTACCGTCGTTTTTCCAATCGGCAATTTGATGCTTCTATTCCACATCTTCGCCACCTTCTTCCATTGTTAAGCGAAAGACCTTTTGGCGATACAATGCCATATATCTATTTGTATCGCTTCGGTCGTTTCCAAAATTAGCCTTAACGTATAAAACAACTGCCATTAACACACTCTCGGTTTTATCGTCAATAACCGCCTTTGGTACTCCACTAAATCCCAAGTCGTGAATAGCATCGCTGATTAAACCCGTTATCTCTTCGTCATATATCGTAACGCTTTCATGTATGCCCATTCTGCTCTTGATTTTATCTAGCATCTAATCACCTGCCTGTACTAAGAATTCAGCAATTATATCCGCCTTCTTTGCTTCTGTAATGACATAGCCTAAACTTTCAGCCAAAGCCTTGATTTCTGAAATAGCTATACTCTCAAGGCTTTCTGCTGTATAAGTCGGCGTCTGTGTGCTATGCCCTATTATTCCCCCACTATGTAGCCATTTACGAATGCTTCACCATCACGAATAATACAATCTTCACGCTCGATTGCCCTAAATAAGGTCATATCTTGCTCAAAAGCATTGAAGTTTCCTGTTGACGCCTCATTTGATGCCATAATTGACAGTTGTTTTCTATCAAAGAACTTAATTCCCTCTTTTAAGTCACCAATGATAAACGGAATTTTTTCATCATCTGTTGGCATATCACCATTTGGAATAACTGTAATTGGAATCCTCGTCGCTCCTGCTGCCAATACCATTTGCATAGGTGTCACTGGGTCGGGCTGTAACAAGAAATTACCCTTGTCATCAACTAAGGTATCAAGATATTGTAATCCATCATCATTAGTGATAATACGTGATGTAGGCTTAAATGCCTGCCCTAGCGTAACATTAAGAACTTTCTTAATTCCTATAAGCCCCTCAATTTCAACTGCTGTTTTAGAGTTGATAATTTCAATAATTAACTTATTTCTAGTAATTCGTGATTCATCACCAATCCACCTAGTTAATACACTAACAATGTTTGCATCAGAATCAGCCAGTAACTCATTTGTCACTGGGAAATATCCCGCATACTTATCAATCTCATATTCAAGACGTTCAAATTGAGGTGTTTTTTTGCCTGGAATCGCATTTCCCTCACCAACTTTCACAAAACCTGTCTGCTGTGAACGCTTTTTAAATGTTCTTGCCCCTTTGTTGGTCGATACTGGTTCAACATCAACTAAATCAACTAGTGATGCCGTTGCACCTCTGTATTCTTCGATTCTCGTTGAAATATCTTCGGGTACAGTGTAGCCACCATCAGGGTTATTCCCCTCTTTCATAGCATTTGACATTCTAAAGCCGCTTCTTGCAGCGTTAGCGAATTCTTTGATAGCATCATTTTTACCCACTGTTTTTGCCTCTCCTGTTGTCACCTTTGCTACTACTTCTTCTTTCTCTTTGTCCTCAAGGTCTTTGACTAGGTTATACTTGTCCTGCATCTTCTGCAATTCCTTTTTTGCAGTTTTCGCCTCTTCGATTTTGTCCTCTGCCACAAGGTTTTGCACCTCGGTTTTCTGCTCGTTAATCCTATCAAGCATTTCTTGTAGTTTCTTGTTCATTTTAAATCCTCCTATAATTGTTTAATGAGCGACACACTTCCTTTTCGTATGTCAGTTTATCCATAAGACTTAGCCGAAATGCTCCAAGCCATTAAGAATTTCGTTTTTGGTTTCTTCCCTTGTTGCCTTTTCTTTCGCCTCAATTGTTTCCAAAACCTGTTTTGTCACAGTGTTTGCCAACTCTGCAATATCAACTCCTGTAGCCTCTGCCTTATCTGCAATCAAGTCTTTTGGTACATTTCTATAGCGTTCAAAACATTCACTGCTACAAGCTACCGCTTTTACACTTTCCTCAAATTTAAAATCGAAATAGTCCGCCACATTTTCGCCGATTAACCACGTTTCATCATTAATCAACTTATTAATTTGCTCTTCTGTCACGCCATCTTTTACTTTTGCCATATAACTTTGTAAAATTGCCTTTTGGCAAGTATCTAAGATTTCAGCTTCCTTTCTTAGTTCATCCGCGTTCATTTCGCCAAAATAAAGGCTCGATGGCTTGTGTACCATAAACGTGCCATTTGTCGGCATCATGACCGTGTCACCCGCACAAGCTATTACTGAAGCTATGCTCGCTGCAATACCGTCAACATGAGTTGTGATTTTTGCCTTATGCTGCTTTAGCATATTGTAAATAGCAATTCCGCCAAACACGCTACCTCCGCCCGAATTGATATGTAAATTAATTTCCTCTACTCCATCAAGACTTTTCAAAAAATTTAAAATATCGCTAGGGCAAGTGTCATCGTCACTCCACTTCCCCCAATTATCTGATACAATGTCGCCACAGATATTTAATTCTGCTGTTGTTTCAGTTTGATTAATAACCTCCATTTTGCCAACGTTTTTTCCTTGGCTATTAAACTGTATAGTTTTCATTTGCTCCTCATTTCTTTCCATATTGTTCCCCAACCATTGTAAGTGGAATATAATTTCCATTCATCACTAATTGGTCGCCTCCCTCTTCACTTGGTAAGTCAAGATACTCCCTTGCTTCGTTCGGGGTATAAATACCGTTGTTTACTGCCTTTGTTAAACTCTCCATTTGTGATTGAGAGTCAGCTCGTAAAATCGCCTTTTCATTGAACTTGTAATAAAAACCCATTCCTTGCTTCCTGAGTGTCAAACACTTATAGTTTATCTCCTCTTCATAAGCTTTCATTCTTGTAGATGCTGTATCAACTAAAAACGCCAACTGCTGTGTTTCGCTGCTGACGTAAGACGACTTATCGTAATTATTAATTTGGTTTGGTTTGATTCCAAAAGCACTTGCTATTTGTAGTGCACTATATTTTCTCAGCTCAAAAAACTGTGCATCGGTCAAGTTCATATTAAGCGGTGTTATTTGTAGTCCCATAGGAATAGGAACTACCTTTCCTGCATTTTCTATACCAGTCATTTTGCTTGTGAATTTTTTCTCTAGCTTTTTAATTGCATCGTCATTTAAATCGCCAGTATATTGCACGGCCATACTAGCAGTTAATCCATTGTTGTATAAATTACTCATGAACTCTTGGCTTGACAATGCTCCATCAATTGCCCCGCTAATAAAACTCCTTACAGGTTCGCCCATAATTCCATCAAGCGAGTACCATGTTTTAAAATGCAACACCTCGTCTTGATTGAATATACGTTGTTCCCCACTCCTTTTGTCGCCGTATTGATAATACAATCTACCCTTATCGCCAAATGTCCCCTTATCATCCATGACTACTTGAACATCCGTTGTTGGCATCAACCACATATCAAGAGGTTTGTACTCTCCGCCATATCTATCTCTTGGTCTTTCGCTTCTTAACCAAACATAAGCATTGCCGTGGTGTTGGCAATTTAGCTCCACCGAAGCCCAAAATGTCGTTGGTGTCATTAATGGATTGGGTCTAAATTGTAAAATCTTTGTCATTTCGTCAGGAATCGCTCTAATCTTTCCCCGCTCAATCTCTTGGTAATACTTCAATGGCAATTTCCCCATTGTCTCGGACAGCATTTTTAAACAAGTAAAGTATGTTATCTCTGCCACCTTTCGTTTGTCTCGGCTTGTAATTCCCAGCCAGTCCAATAATCTTTCATCGTTTAGGTCGATTGGCGGGGCTCTAAATGCTGACACTGCGTTTTTGATTCTCGCTGTTAGTTTCATTTTACCACTCCTCGTTATCTAGCCACTCATTAATTTTTTCTTCATAAGAGCCGCCAAAAATATGATATAGTGCTAATTTAAAAGCACATAGTATTGCGTCTACAGGGTCAATTCGTTTCGTGTTTGCATCTTTGTCCACTTTGATTAAACCGTTGTTCGTTCTTACAACCGCATTACTCATCGCAAAATTTAATAATGGATTATATGTATATAAAATATTTTTACAATAAACTTGTTCTCTAAATCCTTGCGTTGATTCATTTAATGATTTATGACTTTGAAA